TGCAGGACCAGCAGGTCCAGTAGGTCCTGTCGAACCTGCGGCTCCTGCAGACCCAGTAGGTCCGGTTGGTCCGGTTGGTCCAGCAGGCCCCGTTGCTCCACCCCCACCGCCGCCTCCGTCAGCAGCCACACAACAACGGTCGTCAGCCGCCCAGTGGCATGGCGTTAAAGTTCCAGGCGGATCACCTACTTTCAACGACTCGTAAATATACTCGCTTGCCCAACCCCACACATCAACTAAATCTTCTTCAGGCAAGTCGAATATGCAATCAGACCAATCAACAACCTCAACTTGGGTTCCAATTAATTCTGGACGAGCACACGGCGAAGGTTTAACCGTCACCGTCGCCACTTTCTTTCCGTTGTATGGAGAGTCTGGACCTGCAGTCTCTATCGAATCAAGCGTGAACTGGATTGTAGCGCCACCACCATCGCCACCGTTGCTATCAATCAATAGCCAGTTAATGACCTTTTCATTATGGTCATACAAGATATCAATCGTGTTGCCTAAACTGCTAGGCTGACCTCCATCAAGTCCTCCAGTAACTACACCTGGGTTCTGACCAACTCGCCAATTCACAGCGACTGGAGACGGGGGAATGTACGTTACTTGCTTGAAACCAGTAAAGTCATCATTACCTTGGGTTGGCAAAAACGCAGGATAGATTTCTGCTATCTGATACGTTCCAGCAGTACGCTTGCCAAACGGCTTCGCTACCGAAATACCTGGCTTGTCTGGGTCGCCTGCTGCATAATCAACAAACCGCAATATTCTCGGGTCAAAGCCTCGGCATATCACGTAATTGTCATACGTATCCTCAGCGGCAATCTGAAGCATCGCGCAGTGTGGAGCTACTCCGTCCTGTCGCAGATTGGCGCTCTCTCCATGTACTGGATTAAACGGCGGTGGAATCTTGAAGCCAGGAGTTGGCCGAAGTCTCTTGCGAAATATGCTACACCTGCCTTCCGTAGTTTTTGTGACACGCTGTCACAAAATGAATGCTCTACCGAACGTCACAAAGTAATTTGCAGGATGTTATGCCAGCAATAACCGCGGTCGCCGAAGCTCCGTCATTTACTGCACACGTGACGCGAACGTCCAGAATGTCTCCAGGAGACAACGAACTTGGAGTCACCACGAAGTCGACATTCGCAAATACAAGACTGTTCATGGTCGTCGCAGATGTGCTAACGAGGTCAGAACCGATAGCGTCATCAGGGTCAGACTGAAGCTTATAAGCCTCGCAGTCGATGGTTGCAGTTGTTCCGGCGACCGTCGTAATCATTCCAGCCATGAATCGCAGTGTAACGCTTTCGCCAGCCACGTACTCCCACGGAAGTTGCACCAAGACTCGAGCTCGCTTGTTAGTCGCGCCAAGAGTCTTTAAGTCTTCTGACCTCAGCGATGGAGTCGCCGTTCCGAATGTTCCACCCACTAAGCCAAGGTCGTCAGTAGCTGGCGTTCCAGGCAGGCTGGTCTGCATGGCATCCCAAACTCGAAAGTCAGTCAGCGAAACAGGGAACGCTTGCAGTTCAGCTAAGGCGAGGATGTTCGCCTTGGACATTGCTGGCGACATCTTGCCAGTTACGCGAATATCGCCTGGAACAATCAAGTCGCCAGGTAGGTTTGTAGGATTAGCCATTTTCTTTTTCCTTTAAGTTAGTCATCTACACAAAAACACGCTTTAAGCCGCAAATCAATCATCAGGGCTGGATCCAGCCTCCAGCAGCATCTCCGAGCGAAGTAACAACTCTTGCCGCATCTTGCCAAGATGGACCTATGTCATCGCGGCGCTCAACGAATGAGTACAAGCCAACAAGCAGCTTGTTCCTCTCGTCCAATTGGTACATCATTAACTTGCGGTTCTCGTCAGCAATAGACTTCCAGCCATCAAGTCGCTGTGCCGCAGTGTTCATTCTTTCTGCGATTGCTCTATGCTTGCTGGCGGACAATGCGTTAGCGTTCTGCATAAGCAAGTTCGAGAATCTTTCTTTTCCGCCAAGAACGCCAGTAAGTGCTGTTTGCAGTTGCTGCAAAAGCGTATCCCTCTGCGACATCTCGGTCCGAGTTACTGTTTGTTTCGCTGCGTGCTGACGCTCGACTGCTTCCACAAACTGTTGCTTTATTTGCTGCAATTGTTCATAGGTTCGGTGCGTCTCTGTGTTAGCCCACTTGGCGTACACATCCCGCAACTGATAAATCCTGTCGGCAGATTCGATTATCCTCTGCCGTACGTCTTGCAATTGCGAATATAGCCGTGTTTGAACTTCTATTCCAAGCCTCTCATTGGCGTCTCTAGCTGCAAAAATAGCTTGCTTACCTGACAGCACGCGATTGCGAGTGTCTTGGAGCAACGCATAGACTCCACTGATTAACGAAGCCTGGTACCGCAACACCTCCTGCTGCACTGTGTGGACTTGGTTTTTGCCATCAAGCGTCCGAGCTCTCATGCCAGCCTGCTGTTCGTACAGCCGCCCTTCAGCGTCGATTATCTGCGCACGCATTGCACGCTGCTGTTCGTACAGCCTGTGCTCGTTGTCCATTGTCTGCGAACGCACGCCACGCTGCTGTTCGTATAACCTGTGCTGATTGTCGTACTTCTCTCGCATCAAGCGGTCGTTATGCAGCTGAATATTCTCATCCCTGTCCCGCCAGTTTCGCTGCGTAACGTCGACAGGGATGGTTGACATATACAACCCCTTAGACACAAGCATTTGCATCTGCACCGAAAGACTTGCGGCAGCTTGCTCGTTTATCCTGGCACGCTCCGTAGACCCGAGGTCATCCAGAAAAGCCGTGGCTGCTGGACTGTGCAATAGGTAGTCGCTCTCCAGCGTACCAGTGATATTTCTGGTGACCGTTGCATGTGCCGCGTAGTCTGGAAACAGGAAATTCACAACAGCTCTAATTGTCGACGCCTGTGTTGTGTAGTCGCTGCTTAGCAAAGCCAAGACTGCGTTATAATCAAGCACATGCGCATCAACCAAGTTTCCAGCGGTTGTCCTGATTGCACCAAGATCTGTCGATACAGCCTGGTAGTCGCTGTCTAACGCAGTCAAAATTGTAGCAACATCCGTAACGTAGGTTGTAACGTTGCTAGCTACGTTTGCCAGCAAGGCGTCAATATCCACTACGTGATTATTGTAATTCGAAACTAGCAAATCGAACTGCTGCGCATAGTCTGCGACGTGAGACTCAAGCACTGCTTCAAGCGAACTCACGTCAGCAAGCACTGTGGCTATATGGTCGGTAACATTATTCTGCAATTCAGCAAGTCGAGCATCGTAGCTGGAGATGTATGCCTGCAGGTTATTTTCTTGCTCAGTCAACAAATTGGTGATGATAACTGCGCTATCCGCCGCATTGTCTTCCAGCTCAGTCAATCGCGAGTCCATTACCACCAGCGAGACTTTTGCTTCCGATGCGTCTAATGCAAACTCCGACTGGTTATCTGCGATTAACGTTTCGATAGCAGTCATGTAGCTATCTAAGTCAGTAAAAAATATCCCAGCTTGCTCATTCTGCTGCTCTACCTGTTTATTAAACTGCTCTTGCGAGGTGCTGACCATTTGCGACCAGCTGGTAACTACCTGATTGTACCGATGCTCATTTGCGTCCCTCGCGTTATTGACGGCAGAAGTGTAGGCATTGCAAACACTCAGTAGCGTTTGCTGTGGGTCTACCTCCTCCTTTGTAAGCGAGAAGTAATTAGTTGGCGGGACTGTCGTTGTGTCTTGAGTGATACCAGTAACTTGATACCCTTGCGCAACAAGCCACCCCATGACATTCTCTGGGACTCGCGTAATAGTTTGCGTGTTCCAAACTACACCGAGAATTGGGTTGGCGACGTCTGGGTAGTATATCTCATCCTGTCTTGGGAACTGATATGGTACTTCTGGTATTTCTGGTACTTCTATCGGCATTTTACTACCTCCACTTTCCTGATGGCTCTATTACTATCGACGCACCTTCCCAAGCCCAGTTGCCGCTTTCCGCAGACAACAACAGAATCGTGTACTGACCTCTCGACCGAGGAAAGCTCCTGTGATTTATTCCAGCCGTCCAAACTCCCGTACTGTGAACATTTGAAGCATCGTCTCCGTCAATCAAAGCGACAATAGCAGCCTTCGCATTGACGCTAACCTGCTCAGCCGTGTCAGCTACAAGAACTCGCCAAGTAATGTCTACGCTTCCGTTAGCTGTGATTCCATGGAGTTGCTTAAGTCGACCAATCGTATTCCCGTCACCAAGGAGCAATGGACCTATAGCAACATGCGACCCAGTGTACCCAACAGTGAACGGCCAGAACCCTTGCCGCTCTGTGTCGTACAACCAAGACACCTCATCTGGAATGTGAATGTACACTCCGCGAGTTTCATGGTCGTACTCAAGAACCGTGTCAACATCCGAAACTCCAGTTAGCTCTTCAGGAATAACATCCTCAGATACTGCTTGCAGTCCATCACCGCTCGCCCCAACCGTATACAGTCCATGCGAAGAAAGGAAGTAATACCTGTCGAGATGGTCGCGACACCAAGCTCTTGCACCGACCATTCCGACATCACGCGAAATGTTTCTCAGCCCACCATCGGCAACTGGATCGCCTTGAACAGTCCATAGAGAACCGCTGGTTGATGCAAGCATGTACGCATCCTTATGAGGAACCAGCGCGGTGATATTGCCGCCTAGTTCGCCAGCTTCGGACAACTGCATTACAAACGGGCGACCAACATCGCTTATGTCGGCGCTCATCGCCCAATCAGCGTATGCTCCTTGCCGACTTGCAAAGATAGCTTGACTAACAGGACGAACGAACCTATCTCGGTAAATACAATCTCGGTTGCTGCTATTGCCAGGCGCAGTGCCTCCAGGAGTCGCAACTACATAACCGCCAGAATGCACGACCCCTACAGTTACGGCAGCTGCCGCAGGAGTCCAAGAACCACCTCTCAAGCGACCGAAAGTATCCTCCATCCTTACGTTCATTGCGTAAGGCGAAAAGTACCTATCTCTTCGCCCAGCTTGCTGTCGAAAAGATAAGCGACGGTTTATTCCCGATGGAAACTGCAGCTCTTTGGTCGTCATGAAGAAAACTACGCAGCAGCTTCAAGCCCAGCTGTCGTTCCAGTGCTGCCTATTACGAACGCCTTCCAGGATGTTGCGCTCTCACAGATAGCAATGACCATTTGGTTCGCTGCAACCGCAGATTCGACATTGGCACCTGTCCCACCATTGATACCAATTGTCGCAGGAGCACTTGACCGTAGTTCGCCACCAGTAGCAGCACCTGCAATAACGACAATCCTACCAGGAACAGGAGGAGGAAGGATTAGTATGTTGTCTACTGCTCCCCATGTCGGAACAATAAACACGTACAGCCTTTCATCTGGAATGTTCACCCCTGCAGCTGTCGCGGTCAAAGGAACTAAACCAGGACCACCACTAGAAAAAGCTTCTAGCAAAACGTTTAGAATACGATGTTCCATATCAATTAACCCTTTCGAAAATAAATCAGTCTTTAAGAGTAACGCCAACCACACCAGCAGCATTGCCAGTAATCTTTAGAAACCTAGCGCCCATTAACGCCGCTGGTATCGGATGCGCCTGGCTTGCAGCAACAGTTTGCGTCACTGCCGCGCTTGAAGCGTCCTCTGCCGCCAAGTACGTTCCATCCTGTGCGACGCTAGCGTGCCACGTCAATGTAGTTATTGAAGAACCAGCAGGGATATAAACCATTCCTGTCTCGAAATCGCCGAACGCAATCGCATCACTTGCAGCGACGGTGGTCCCAACTGCTATAGACGGTATCGAAACACTGTATTTTGCACTTGTCATAATCCATCTCCGTCCAAAGTTAATCTGCCGATGCGTTGTTCTCGCGTCCGATAATCATACCCGAAAACGCTATTCTTGCCATAATTTCCCTTAGGGGCGTCATGACCAAGCGTAGACGGGCAACTTCGTTCCAAATCGTTGCGAATAGACAGCGTAATCATTTCCATAAATCGCTTTTCGTGAATATGCTCCCGCTCCTCAAAATTGTGCTCCGCGCTAGCTAGGCACGCTTCCAGGATAACCTGGGACAAGACTTCACCGCCAACTGGCTGCTGGTCGTCGGCGGTTAGCATTACTGGACGCAAAAACATTGGAACCCGCATAGTGTACGCTTTATCAGGCGTCGGAAAAAACGCCAAAACTCTACGACTGCCGACTGTAGGGCAAAACTCAACAGTGCGAACAGAGTAATAAACGGGTCTATCAAATATTTGACCGCTTTGCTCGAGCTTGCGAATAGCCTGGTCGCCACGGTGCACTACTGCAGGATAATACGCATTGTCGTCTGGGTAGTAAGCCAATTCGCTATCATTTGCGACTGACTCGAACCCGCAAGGCACAGGAACTTCTGGTCTGCCAAGCTGGTATTCAGCGCCTGCTGCGACAACAAGGGAAGTATCACCAATTCTTACTGTAGCGTTCCCAGTCCTGGCAGCCACAGCGTAAGAACGGCTGTTTATCTTCAGGATTCCATCAGCGACCCAAGACGGAAATGTGCCACCAGTTAAAGTCACGACACCAGCGTTAACTGCAATTGTTCCCGTGGAATATGGAGCCGTTGTTGTTACATCAACCACGGGACGAAAAAACGACCAATCATGCGAGGCGTAAACTCTCTGGAGTCCATCCATAATGCAGTCGTCTACGTCCAATGCTTGGTCTTCAGAAAATTCATTCCTGATGCCAAACAAATAATGCCCAACTCTTTCTTTAAGCCTTTCGTAAGTAACTGTCATTTGACTGCCGACATTATAAAAATTTGCCATCATTTAATCTCGCGATAGACTTTGAATGCTGTTGTAAGTACCTTTGCCATAGGGAGGCTAATACAGCACATTGACCGTTCCTGCTGAATTCTTATAAACGAGTTTCGATTGTGTAGTCGAGTAGTAGATAGTTGAATTTGGTGCGGACCCATCAGCTAGAGATCCAACTCCAACTGATCCTCGAATAGTTACGTCTCCACGAACTCCATCAATGACCACATCATCGTTTAAGACTGGAGTCACAACATTAGAAGCAGCACGAAACGCAAGCCTAGACTGAACCAGATCGGAAGTTTGTGACCTAGCTAATATCTCACCAATAGCATAGGCACCATCCGATGAGTACAGCTTCATGCCAGCGACGACTGGAGTAGCGAGAGATCCGCCCCCTGTCGCATTCATCGTTAATACACCATTGATTAGCGATCCATTTCCTAACCCGATAGTCAGCAACCGAGTACCAGAAATCGTATCTATTTTTTGGTTGATTCCATGCCGCTGTCTAGTTGATCCAGATAGCCAATCATACGCCCCGTCATAGATGTTTCCATCAATGATATTGTCGAACCAAGAAGTTCGAAGCCAGGTTACACACCCGACAACCTTATTGTTTTTGATTTGCCCTGCAATCAATGTCGGAGTCGTATCGGTGTCAACGCCAACTGCACGTATCCCAACCACGCTTGCACTACTGGCTGAGTAGATTTGGTTGTCGGTGATCTCAGTGCCCGACAAGGTACAATCGATGCCAAAACGGTTTCCAGCAATCACAGGGATTGTTATCTGGTTTCGGCTTATCGAATTTCTCCACGGTGAACCTGGAGTATTGTCCAGCGTTTTTACAGATGTTTTGAATCCGACGATTCTGTTTTCGTCGCATCGCAACGCTAGAGGATTGGCAGCAAATCCGTAGAGATAAACACCAAACTCCAGAGATGCTGACGCGGTTGATTCGTTTTCGATGCTGTTATCGACAACATCGCATTCATAGCCAACCATCAAAGCCGTACCAAGTCCAAGATTGTGCCAGTACCCGCTGTCTCTATTCGTCTGATAGGTCGAGTTGAATCTAAAGGTATTGTGACCAATCAAGCTATCGACTAAACCAACAGCTCGAATTGCTGTGTTGATAAAAACATTTCCAGTGATCCGAACCCCGATGTTTGTTGGTACGTCACCTGACCCACCTATCGTAAGATTTCCGCAATCCTGGAACTGATTGTCAACTACAATCGGGCCATCTATCGCTGTTGTTCTATTCGTATCAAACGCAATCCCTTTACAGTCTTTAGCTCTGCATCTGGTAATGGACAGCAAATTAGAAACAGCCGAAACAATGTATCCGTTGTTAGTATCCTCCAGCACGCAGTCATCGAAACCAACATGCTGCGTGTTCTGCGATTGTGTATAAACACCTAACTCAGTGCTGTGTCCGTTTTCTGCTGCTGTGGATCTACAGACGTTTTCAAAATAACAACTATTGATCCATACTCCTCCCGGTTCGTAATCGGCTAAATTGGCTGCACTACCGTGTATACATGACCCCCAGACGTTATTGAAGTAGCAGTCTGTAAACCACGCACGTGTAGCGATGGTAAAGCATTCACTTGGTTGGTTGGTTATCAAGCAACCATTTACCCTGAAGTTTTGCAGACGACTAGAAAACGCACCTAGATTATTTACGGTCCACGAGCGAGAGATAGCGTTTTGGGATTCGTTTCCGTCGAAAGTCACGTTATCCAGGTAGACGTTGCAATCCACATTTGCGTCGATTGCACCGGAATAGCTTAACTGGTCTGCAATTTGGAACACACTAGCCCCAGATGATTTTGCTACCTGGATCGCTTGGTTCAACGTGATTACATTGCCGACAATATTGGTTATCGAAAAGTTAGTTGAGTCATTTGTTGCTAGATCTGCGTAAGCTGTTCCGCTAGCAATTTGGATGTACATGCCGATACGAAAACCAGTCGCACTTGTGACCGTTATCGATGTCGCTGAAACTGAAGCATTAGCCGCTAAGGTAGTGCGCACAAGCTGTGCCCGTTTGATAGTTCCACCCGTGATCGTGCACCCTTTTCCAATCACAACCGTCTCGCCAATGTATGTTTTTTCTCGCTGAAGATGTACGGTTCCTCCGTTGTTGAGTTGCGACAGAGCTCTACTGATGGCGTCTGTATCACTGGCAATTGAATCGACGCCCAAACGGTAGAACTCTGGGACTGCATTGGTTTTGTCCCATTGACGAACGTATTTATCGCCTGCGGTATTAGCGATTACGCATCCACCGTCTATAGTCGCTGTGTTGTCTTTTACAAAAACTCCACCAACCCAATGACGAGTCAAACCTCGCACGTCAGCAATAACTGTTGAATCACTCGGAACGGTGTATGATCCACTTGAGATTTCAACCACTGTTGATGTAGTAGAAAGAAACTCACTGTACGTACTGTACCCAACTGCGTCAATCAAATCCCTCATCCCAGCCGCATCCACCCCGACAGGATTCGCAAGCACCCCGCTAGGATTCGCCAGCACCGTACCCGCAGCGATTGGAATAGCGTTACCCGCAGGTCCAGCAGGACCGACAGTACCACCGAACTCGACCGTTATTTCACCTTCTACAAAACTCATCGCGTTGCGTTCCTGTCTATGAAGTTACGACCCTTCATGAAGCGGTGCGGACGACCAAGCGTGTCCACCATCTCCCAGTCGTAGTAGAAAATCGAGTCCTTGTCCTTTACCGTTTTGCCGACCGTAAGTGCGTCCGTCGTTGTTGCAGCAAGCGAGACGACAACCGTGTGCTTATTCGGGTCTGCGATACTCACCGTAAACGTAAACGAGTAAGCAATACCAGTGGACGGACCCAAGTCTCGTCTAGCTTGTCCACGGAACACGACTTGGCTTAAGTCCACATAGACTCCAGCCGTATCGACGAACGATATCGGCACCGACTCCCAATAAGCACCCTGGAATATCGTAAAGTCCCTCACCAGCGAAGTGTGAGACAGGTTGACACCCTCACCGCACGCAGGGTCAAGCAACGTGATTTGGCTATCCGATATCGCTTCGACAAAGAACGTACCAACGCTAGCCGAGAAACTGCTTGGAGTCGTCCCACCTTCGAACACTGCCCAGTTACCAGCAAACAAATCACCTGTCCAGCGTCCTGTGTTCGGTGCGGTTCCTTCGGTAAGTCTTACCTTTTGCGTTGCCCAGTTCGCAAGCGAGCCAGCGACTGGAAAGCAATCTACTATCGTGCC